CCACTTTCATTAACATTTACAAGTTGATTAATAGTAACATTACCTGCAAAAGTAGAATTTTGTGAGTTATCAAAACTTATTACATCTGAACCATCTTGTCTAATTTTTCCACCAACAGAACTATGGCTACTAACAAAATCAAGAACTGGAAATATAGTAGAACCTGAAGTTGTTTCTATTTTAAAAGTTGTGTCAGCAGATGAGCTTGTTGCTTTACTATTGTTCCCTAAACTTGCAACACCGCTTACATTTAAAGAGCTAAGAGTACCTACTGAAGTCAATGAACTTGAAACGACTGTACTTTTAAGGGTTGTATTTGATAAAGTATTTGCATCAGCTGTAACTGTAATAGCTGCTGAGCCATCAAAGTTTACACCATTAATTGCTCTTGCAGTAGCTAATGTAACTGCAGTAGAAGCAGTAACTGTGTTTTGATTTATCCATGACATAGTACCATCGCCATCAGACTTTAATAATTGACCACTAGTTCCATCTCCTGAGACTTTTAACTCATCAGCTCCTATTGAACCTTCTCCAACAGTTGCAGATTGTCCCATTATAAAACAATGGAAATCAACACCACTAGCGGGTGCTTCAGTAAATGTTAATATTGAGCCACTTATTGAATATGCATCGGTAGGATGTTGAACTACACCATCTATTGTAACAAACAGATTGTCAACATTAGGAGTAATCGCTACTCCTGCTACCATTAATTTATAATTTACTATTGTACCATTGGCATTTTGGTCATAAGTAGAAGAACTACCATCTTGACCTAATCCATTGAAATCGTCTAGAATATAGAAATTTCCTGCGTTAGTCGGTGAATGTCCTATATATGCCATTATGCGTTCTCCAGTGCTTCTACTTTTGCTGATAATTCTTGTACTGCCGCTACAAGTAAAGGTACAAGCTTAGAATGGTCAATCATTTGTTTTTTTATTTCTCCATCGTCATCTACTGCATCTTTTTCACCAACAACAGCTTCAGGTACAATACTTGATACTTCATGCGCAAAAAATCCATCTACTTTTGTTTTATCTACATTTGATTTAAAATTAAACTTATATGGTTTTAGCTGATTTAATCTTGTTAATCCATCAGAGATTGCAGTTTCATTTTCTTTTAACCTATAATCAGATGAAGTAGAAAAAACAGTCGTATGATTTGTCGCATGAACATAAACCTCACCACAAAGAGCACCACCTCCGTCATAAAAAGTAAGAAGCTCGTGATTATCAGCGCTTGTTTGAGTTGTTTGGAATAAAGCTATACCACAATTAGATACACCCGCTCCTTTTAGATGAAATGAAGTAGATGGACCAGTCTCTCCAATTCCGACTTTTCCAGCAGATGTAATACGCATCCTTTCAGCAATAGTACCAGCTTCTGGTTTAGTAAAGAATTTCATATCTCCACCAGAATCATCTCCACTGTTACTATCTGATGTTACTACGTTAGTTACTATTATACCTATTCCTTTACCTTCAGCCCCAGCTTCTTCTGATGCTTGTCCAGAATTATTTCTATTAGCCCACACTAAACTCCCGACACCACCACCATTTGTTGTAGTATCACCAGAAAGTATAATAGCACCAGTATCTGAGCCACTTGATTCGTGAACATCTAAAACTGTACCTGTTGCCCAAACAGTAGTAATATCTGTTACTGAAGAACTTCCTATACCAACATTTCCACCTGCTTGTATTGTCATTGCAGTACTATTTCTTGGTTTAAATTCAATATAACCACCATCAGTACCCCAAGAACCACTTGATAAATCAGTAACAATACGCTTACCACCAGTTGAACCATTACCTCTTTTAGTTGTCCAAGTACCTGCACCATCAAAAACTTCATAAAAATCAGCATCGTAATTTATTTGGAATTTATCTGTTGGACTTGTAGTTCCAATCCCGATACCATTTGCTCCGACTGCTAAATTTGTACTTGCCTCTGAATTTTCTAAATTTAAATATCCGTCAGAGTGCCATTGCATGTAGGCTTTTGCTGTAGTGCTTTCGTAAAATCTTAAATATGGGCTTGTCGCACCTTTAAACATTAACTGTTCTGAATCTGAAGTATTTATTGTAGTAGCACCTGCAAAAGTAGCGTTTCCACCAGTTGCTACTGTTATAGCATTAGCCGACCCATTATGGTCATAAAGATTCCAAGAATTATCACTTGCATTATTATACATTGACCATTTAAGAGTTGTCTGATTAGAAAGTGCAAAAGCACAATTGGCATTTGATGCATTAGAGTTTGCTCTTACAAAATCACCACTTCCTGTAAAGGTACTAGTTCCTGTTACAGCTAATGCTGAAAGAGTACCTAATGAAGTAATATTAGGTTGAGCTGCAGTCGTTACTGTAGCTGCAGTACCACTCGCGTTACCAGTTAAGTTACCAGTGATTGCTCCAGAGAAACTTGCTGTACCTCCGACTGTTAACTTTTCTGATCCTGAAACTGCAGCACCAAGACCAAGAGATCCCATACGGAATCCAGTTCCATCATCATCTACTTTTTGAGCAGTTATTGCATCATCTAAGATATCGGCAGTATATACTTGCCCATCTTGGATTTCAGCTGTAGTAATAACATTGGCTCCAACTTTTACTGCAACTTTAGCTGGTTCATTTCCCCAATAAGCCATTAAGTGATCTCCATATATGAGATTAGTAAATCAGCAACTCCTGTAGTACTAGCTAATGCTTGTATTTTATCTGTAGTTTGTAAAACTAATTTGTTTCCAGACATTATTTCCAAAGAACTTCCAGAAGGTACTGGCGCACCTTTCACTAAATAAGCATTTTCATTACTACCCGTATCTGAAACAATCTTAATATCAACTGTAATTGAATTCGCAGAGGTATTAGAAACCGACATTCCAACAACAATACTTGTTGTAGAGCTAGGAACTGTATACTGATCGACTAAGCTAGTAGTTAATCCTGCATTTGAAGTTAGTTTAAAGGTATTTGCCATGATATTATCCTAACGCAATCGCTAAGGCCGTCGCATCTGCAGTTGTAGCAGATTGAGTCGAATCCTTGATTTGTCTTATTGTATTGCTGGAATCTTTAAAGTAAAGAGAAGCTACATCTGCATGATAATTAACTACTACTTCTCCATAATCAACATCCGTAGCTGCATCGGTAGAATGTGTTGGAGCAGGATTAGATGTATTACTTCTGTTTCTTAGTATTATTTTATTAGCCATTAATAGTCACCTCCGTCAATATTGAATCCACTTAGTTCAGCATTTCCTGAACCATCGTCGTCAATCCCAGTAATATCCGCACACTTTATCGCTGCATAGTTATAGCCTGCCCCACTGACATTTACTGCATTAGCTCCTGTACCTGGCGCTGCAGTTAAGCTATCAAAGAAAGTCCATACACCGTCTCCAACGCTCGCATCTCTATAAATTCCAGCATATTCTACAGAACTTCCAGAGTCATCACTGTATGCTCCATAGATTCCTATGTCAATGTCATCGCTATTCACGCTAGATCTTTTAGCAAGCTGGATCAATCCATCCTCAACTTGCATTGTAGCTACTTCCGTAACTACATTGTCGCCTTCAACTGTTAAATTTCCCGCAATCGTTAAATTTCCACTAATATTAGTAATTGCTTGAGTAGCATCGACCGCTAAAACTCCGCTTGTAGCCGTAAGCCCAGTTCCGTCTATAGCAGCTATTAAATCTGCTACTGATTCTTTTTTGGTAGAGTTATCTCCCGCATCTATGATCGCTATGCTATCCGCTGCTACATCAACTGTAGCTGAAGATACCTCATTTAAATCTATATCTATAGTAACAGATCCGCCCAGTGATACTGCACCGCCAGTTTTTAATCCGTTACCAGCTGTAACTGTTAATGAGCTATTTACTAATTCTGCATTAGCAACGCCACCATCTTTAATTGTAATTGCGCCTGAACTTGCTGCAAAGTTATCTGCAGAAAAACTTGCTATTCCTTTATTTGTAGTAGTAGCATCTTCTCCTGCAACTGTTATAGCTTGTCCACTATGCGTTACATCCATACCTTCGCCTCCAGCGAAGGTTAATACTTGACTATCAAGATCTACTGCACTATTTCCAGCAGTATCTGTAGTAAAGTCAAGGTCTTGTGCTGTTAGTTGGGTATCCACATAAGTTTTAATAGCATTTTGTGTTGCTAACTTAGTTTGAGAAGTTCCAAGAGTGTTTGTATTGTCAATCTCGGCTCCTACCCACTTTGCAGAGGAACCGTTAATAGCTACATATAACTTGTAGAGATCCTCACTCCAAAGTGGCTCACCCGACCCAGCAAAAGAACCAGGTAACGAACTATCATTACCTCTCTTTATTCTGATTGTATTAGCCATTAGGTATTCCTTTTATTTTCATTAATATGTCCCTCCATCAATCCCACCATCTAAATTTTCTTGAATTAACTTGGTCCATGTTGAATTTCTTCTTACATATAATATGTCATCATCAGTATCGTACCAAATAGAGCCTTCATTAGCACTACTTGGAGTACCATCTTGTGCAAATTTTTCATTAGCCAATGCAGCAATAGCTGTTTGTAGATCCGTAGCAGTTAGATCACTAGTACTTGCATCAAAAGTTGTTTGAGCAGCTGAAGTAGCATCAGATACGGTTATATTAGTTGAATCATCTGGGTCTATTGTAATTGTTACATTATCTGGCATTATAAACTCGTAGTATCAGTTACTGTATCAACAACAGTTACTGTTCCTTTTACGTATTGATCTACTTCGGTACCATCATTAGCAACCAAGTCATATTTTAATTTACCAACTGGCAAAGTCTCTGTTTGAGCTTGAGTTAAAGCCAGTTTTATTGCTCCAGCAGAAGCATTTGTTTTTGTTACAGTAAAGGTGGCAGCCACACCAGTGCTTTCTTTTCTTCGGATTTCAGATTTGAATGTATAATTTGTAATATTTATAGCAGTTCCATCAGAATCTTTTAATGTCATTCCTAGGGCATAATCAGTACCTTTTGTTATTGTTATATTATAAGTACCTGCTGCCATTAGAACTCGTGAGGAGCAATCGCAATGTGACTGCCGTCTCTTCCTTTATTTGTATATTTCTTTGCCATGATAACACACTTTTCATATTCTTTCATATAATACTGAGCTCCCTTAAAGTCTCCTTTTCGAGCACTTAATTGTTCCATAACGCGATACATAATAGCCTTATGAAATTGTTCTGGAACATCTGGTTTCTCACTAAGAGTCGAAGTAAGCTTTGTAGGCTTTCTTCTGTATAAGATTCGAATTGTATCACCTGCTGATATATCATCAGATCCAAATGATTTAACCTCTCCTTCAATATCATCCCAATATCCAATTCCTAATTTTCCTAATTTTACCCACCATACTTTATATTTACTTGAACTTGCCATTATGTTACATCCAATGGTTCTATATCGCTAGAAAGATGACTTACTATCTTCTCTCCATCTGTTGAATTTCCATAAGTTACTTGAATAACTTCTAAAACATCCTCTGCGTCGGATATTCCCGATATATCTGTAAAGTCATAATAACGTTTATCTGCAGTAGGAGAACTTGTTACTGTATCCATATGGACATTTGTACGCGCCTCACTAACAAACTCATCTAACGCATTATTTAGCATAATGCGTAATTGCGTCTCACCAATTTCTGGGTGAACTTGTTGAATTTGTTCTATAATCTGTTTCTGCGTCATACTATTAAAGCATACTCAATTGCATAATGATCTGTCCCTGATGCGGGTCTAACATATATACCGCAGTCAGCTTTCTGAGTAAATCCAGGCAATACTATTGCCTCGCCTGCAGAAAGGGCAGCGATTTGTTTATAAGTGGGAGCTGATGCGACTTTTAACCAAACATTAACATCAACTGGTGTGCCTGGTGTTGCTCCTAAGGTCGTAGCATTTGCTCCATACAATTTTCCTGTATTTTTTATAAATATCATATTGTAAGCAGTATTATCTGCTCCTAAAACAGTATAAGCATCATCAACTGCTTCTTTATAAGCTACTACTCCTTTTGTAGCAGTTCCATATCCTACCGTTGTATGATCTGCTGCAGCTGTGGCAACTTCCCCAGATCCTCCTAATGATTTTCCTATATCGGTAGCAATAACATCATGATCGTCATAATCTGCTCCTGATCCAGAAACAGTTCTGACTGGAGTCATGCTAACAGAATATTCTACTCTACTTGCCATTTCTATACTCCTTTGGCATTTTGTTGTGGCTCTTGATAAGAGGCTACAAAAGTTTGTAGTCCTCTTTGATATTGCGCGTCTAAGACTTGTAATTCTTGAACCATTTGTTGGTGTTTTTGAAAAATATTACTTAAATCTGTTTGATACTTTTGGAATTCACTTCCGAATTTGGTCGCTGCTTGCTGAAGGTCTTGTCCATACTTCTGTATTTTCTGTGTTTGCTCAGCTTGCCAGAGACCAATCTCCTTCTGTATCTCGTTAATAGTATAAATTTCTTTTTCATTTGTTAAATTTGTTTTATAAAGATCTAATTTGGCAACATACTCTCTCATATCGTCACTTCTTTTTTGCTGCCATACAGTTAAATCTTTTTGAAGTGTATTTGTTGTATACTCAGTTACTTCCTTATTGACATCTTGCTGAAACTTTGCTAATTCAGCCTGATATCTTTCAAGCTTAGAAGAATAATCTTGAAATTCTTTACCTTGCTTCATTTGAGCTTCTTGAGTTGCTATACCTACCTCAGCCTGGTATTTGACTTGCGCTTCGTTGAATTTATTTAACTCATTATCTACTTTTGATTTATACTCATTCAATTGAGCATTTATTTTAGACAATTCAGCATTTGCTAACTCTACATCTTCATTTGTTTCTATCTGCGTAGTCGCATTTGAAAAGTTTGTTACTAAAGCGGGGGCATCATAAGTAGGTGCGCTTGCTTCGGTCATCACTACCGTAATATCTGTATATGATGGTGGTACTGGTGGTATTGGGGAAGTAGCACCAATAGTTAAATCAGATAAAGTAGGCTCAGGGCTTAATATTAAAGTAGGGGCTGATTCTGATGTTGATAAATCTGCGATTGATGGTAATGGCAATAGTGATAATGATTCCTCAGCATAGCTAGGAGCACCAACATCATCTACTGACCTTCTTAAAACATCTAATTGATATAATCTTCCTTTAACCGCAGCTCCCATAATAACTAAATGTTTTACGTCATCAGGTACTCCAGTTACATCTGTATCATTATAATTGATTGTAGGATATTTAACTACTACCGCTGAACCGCCAGCAGGTTCTATGTAAATTCTACCACCTTCTCTATAAAATACTGGATTTTGAGTTGTCGCCTTATAGATAGAATCAGAATCCTCTGCTCGCTGTTTATTTGCTGCATCAATCTCTAAAGCTCTATAGCCTTGATTGTGTGCATATAAAAATTTTGCTGTTGTTACTGCTACTCCTTCATCTCCAACTACAGCTGCCACATCTGTACCAGCATAACCAGTACCTGAACTTACTATATAAGCGGCAATCACAGCACTTCCATTTGATACTGCTCTTATAACAGCTCCTGAACCATCTGAAAGTCCTCCACCAGATTTATTAATAACCACTTTAGGGTCAGAACCATATCCAGATCCTCCAGCTGATACGGTTAATTCCGTTCCTGCGGCAGCTAAAGACCCATTAGTAATACTTCCGATTGCTATAGCAGCCCCAGAGCCTCCACTTGAATCTGTGATCGTTTCAGATACCTGCCAAAGCATCTCTGTTGGTAAAAGATTAATAACCTCTCTAGCAACATCAGTAGCCCACTGTGTTACTGCAGTTGCATTATTATCAGGGACCTCCCCGATTAGATCTTCAATTTTTGTTTCTACTGATTGACTCATATTCTTCCTTTAGCTTGGTGGGGCTTTTATTAGCCCCACCAAATTAATGATCTCTACAGATCTGTGAAGGTTATGATACCATGAGTTTCAGGAAGTGAAATCTCAAGACCAGCTTCGGTCATGATCATATCTTTTCTTCCATCTACATCATTGGCTTGAACATTCGTCATGATATGAGTATCACGATTCTTGCCATTACCTACTAATGGACGATACGCCACATTCTTAAGATCAATTAGAGCCAATTTTCCACTATTTGAACCGCGGAATAATGGTTCTTGAACTACATGAAGATTACCGAAAACGGTATTAATCTTCATAACTGTATGTCCAAATGATCCAGGTATGCTTTGCACATCTAATGAGTACTGAGATACACCACCAATAGAATTCTCTAAGAATGATGATGTTCCAAGCTTATTCATCCATGCAATTACAGGGCGAGATGCTAAGCAAAGCTTGTCACCGCTATTGCCTTTTTCAGGTGCGAAAAAGTCTTCCATGTAATCAATGAAATCATCATAAGTAGAGCTACCAGCTGTAAAATCTGCTAGTTTTCCACCATTAGCTGTAATGTAAGGCATGATACCATGAGTCATACGCTTAGGCGCTGCTGTGCCTGCATCATCAGATGAGCCAACACCATAAAGCATTGCATGCTCGATATCCATTTTATGCTCCATCAACTTCTCGCGCCATACTCGACGATATTCGTCAGCTACGCCACGATACTCTGTAGCTAGAGATGTTCCACTAAAGAGATCAATAGCAGTTTTAAAAATCTGCGTATATCCTTCTCTATCGGATAATGTATCTCTCCAACCACCTGGAGCTCCAGATCCCTCTTCAAATGCTGTACCAATTACTTGGCCTTTTGCATTGTCTGCAATTGCAATTGTTGAAGGATAACCTGTAGTGTCAGTGCTTCCATTAACAGAATGCACTACACAAGTTAAAGTGTTTTGCGCTGCGTTTGAAACCACATTAGCAGTTACTCTAAAAACAACATCCACTACTGCAGAAGCATTAGTAGTTGCTGGAATAGAGATTAATTGCCCACCATCTGCCACAAAAAAGCCTGCTTGTGTCGGTGTTGAAACGGCTTTGCCGTTTAAGTCATATCCGACATCAACCACAATTGCTTTAGTTGCGACCTGACCTGGGTCTGGGTCATAAGCGCTAATTGCGCCTTTTACGTCGAAATTTCGACGTGCCCACTGATGACGCTGCTCTAAAAACTTAAAGACAGGGTCATTGGTAGGCTTCTTTGCTACTTTTGAAAGGTAGACAAAGAGAGGGGATTGTTCAGGTGCTAATTCAGCAACGCGTTCACCAAAGTTGTATAATCGACGATTATTATTGGTGGACACACCACTTGGAGTAGAACCTGCGACTGAATAAGTAGCCATTGTTACTTGTTACTCCTTTCCCTTTACCAAGGGTTTTGTTTTTTATAATCACTGATCATAGCATCCATTACGGTGCTCTCTGGTGACTTATCGGCTCCTTGTTCTCCTCCAGGTGTTACAGAAACAGGTTGCGGCATAGATAATTTCTCCCGCTGACGCTTCATAGCTTCGACAGTTGGATCTGGTGCTACCTGACCTTCAGCATGCGCCTGTGGCGCTTGAGTAGGTGCAGAAGCGGTTGGATTCTGCTGTGTTTTCCATAATGCGACTAGATTATCAACAGAGACGCTTTCGGGAGATGACATATAATTAACAAAACGATCTACCTCTTCAACGGGCATATTGTATTTTGTATGTAAGTCATTTCTCAATTTAACATCTTCTTGCTGTCGTTTCTGCATTTCCTGTTCTTGAATCATCTGATTCCTTAACGCTTCATTCTCTGAACGAGCATAATCAATCATCTGATCTCTGTACTCATCCATAGCTTCATTGTATTTAAAAGAATCGGAATTGGGATCCGAATAGGCATCAAGAGCATCATAATTACTTGGCTTTGTAGGTTTCTCTGGTTGCTTCAATGAAGCCTGAGGGTCTCCTTGCGGCTGACTCTGAGGTTGTCCATTGGAAAGAGAGGCTTCAACGTTGTCTAAAACAGAAGGGTTGGTTTTTATATAACGGGCAATAGGTGCAATATCCTGGATATCTCCATATTTTGCCTGCAATTCATCCACCGACTCAACTCCAAACTTATTTAGTACATCGCCAAGCTCCTTGGACCTTATATCCGCCTGACTTTGCCAGTATTGATACTGGTTTTGATCTTCTTTAGGTACATCAGGATTTACCTGTTGCGCCTCTTCTATTGTTTGCTCACCAGCAGGCTCAACGGGTAATTCCGTCTCCTGTGGGTCTGCTTCCATAAGCTCAGCAAAAGGATCTGCATCAGCTTCATCTAAAAGTGCATCAGGTTGAGCAGCAAAAGGATCTATATCATTAGGATTTGCTGTTTCCTGAGGAACTTCTTCAGCTACTGGCTGCTGTTCTTCTACTTGTGCTTCTTGGGGTCTTGCTTCTTCGCTCATTTACGATCTCCTTTTTCAGGTTTAACCGATTGTTTTTGCATCGCAAGAGTGTCCTTTAAGCGCGCGTCAAACAAGCTAGTAGCAGCTTGAGCTTTGCTCGCTTGGTCGGACAAATCTGATTTAAACTTTTCGACTTCAAGGCGCTTCCTTGCTCCAACAGTTTCTCTATCTGCTGTTTGAAGGTCGCCTTTTAAGTTTTTAATCTCTTCTTCTTGCTGGGCTAATTGTTGCTCCAACATCTTTATAGTATTCATTCTTTCAAGAACACCTTCTATGTCGACAACTTCGGTTTTCTTAAGTGTTTCTACTTGATCTATTAGCCCTTTTTCATACATTTGCATGTAAAATTCGAATTGTGCCCATCTGTTAGATGGTAAGGTAGAACCTGTTACGACAACTATGTCGTAAGCACCTGTGGTAATATCATTGATCTTACCAGTTAAATCTTCATTATTATAGTTAAATCTAGCTTCTTTGATCAGTCCTGAAGGTTGAACGAGTCTGATAACTTTTTCTTCTGTATATATCTGCTGCATTAGAGGAATCGTGACTTTAGCCAACTGATTCAGGACTGACTCAAGATCGTCTTGTCGGGATTTTATTCGTCTTTGACCATATTCATCTATGGCAATTGTACCTCTATAGGTGCTGGGTGCTCCTTGGCTACCCCCTTGCATTAACTCAAAAATCCCAAATCCGTATTCAAGATCATGTTTGGCATCCGCTTCGTTTTTATATAGTTCATTCGGTAGCGGAATTGGACCAGCGACAACGGGAGCTCCAAGCTCCCCGTCAAATTCTATTACAGCAGTACCTGCTCTTCCCCATTCTTGCTCTATTTCTTTTTTATTTACAGCTCCTCTCGGTATTAATAGTTTTACATTTGTACTTGTAGATGCGTGCGCAACTATTAAACTTCTAATTTTATTAATATATTCCTGCAATGGTCTATATATACGAACATCGCTCTCAGGATAAGGATTCCTATTATGAACATTCATCATGGGAACTATCGGATAATCCTCAACAGGTAGAATTCTAGTATAAAGTAAAACACTTCCAACGGAAACGACCATCTGCACTCTATTCCTAACAATCTTATTTGACATGATAATATCTTTATCAATCAACTGCTGTTTTGGAATAATATTTATTTCTACAGTACTGTTAGGAATAGCTCCTTGAGATTCCATTCCTGGCTGCATAACTGGCTGTCCTGTCATTTGATCCATTACCATATGGAAATATCCATTTCCAGCTTCATTAATAGTCATATATTCTTCGACCTCCAATAGATCGGTTACATATGTTATTTCTCCTTGGAGAGGAAGAAGTTCTATTGCTGGTTCATTGCGATATTTTTGATACTCTTCATTAGTATACAAGGCTTGGTATTTAGTTGTCGTATCATATATCTTATAAACATCTTGCTTAATTCTCGTATAACGTTCAATATATTCACGTTTTTTATGATGAGCATTGTCCTGGGTATCTAAATCTCCAGGCATTATTTGCCCATCTAGCTTCTCTAAAGAAGTTCTTGGGTATCTTACATGATCAGATATCTCAGCGTTCTCAATCTTTTTCTTATATTCAGGCCATTGCTTAAACGCCTCTTCATCTGTCATTAACCTTGCTACAATAATAGAAGCTGCATCTCTGCAAAAAGGATCTCTAGCATTAGGATCTATATAAACGTCTAATGGATATAAAGCTTTTAATATAACCTCACCATTCCCCATATCTGCGTTTGGGTCTTGATATGCTTGAAGAACTCCCATTCCACCAACATAGTAATCATCAATCATTCTCTTAAGCTCTACTTCAGCTGCACTAATATCAAACATCCATTGAAATAACTGAGAAAAGACATCAGCGACCTTACGGTCACTGTCTTCTCTAGCAGTTGCTCTGAATTCTGGCTTACGAGAAGTAAGCATTGCTTTAGCAGTCTCTACTGCTGGATGGATACGGTTTACTACAATAGGAGTCTGACCGCGCTTCTTTAGTTCATTAACCTGATTCGCGTTCCATTGGATCCCATTTCTAAATTCTTCCGCTTCCCGAAACTTAGTTGCCCACTCATTTCGCATATTCATATAATGCTCAAGAAGCTCTAATGATTTTATAACTTCAGGATGAACAGTCTTGTCGTTTGGAACGGAACCTTCCTTATAGCCAAGCATGTCCTTCATCTTTCCAGACATAAGGATTGATTGTTTTTTCTGGTTATAACTAGTAGGCATTACTTAATTCCGTTAAACGAGGATAATGCGAACAAAGTTCCGAGAGTTTCGAGTATTTGTTTAAATAATTTATAGAACTGCCCAATCAAAGTACTGTAATGGCTGATTAGCTTCGGGTTTTGCTATATCTTCCGCGCTTTTTATGTACGGTTTATATAGATTTAACATCGCATAATATAACGCATCAAGAAGATCATCATGTTTTCCTCTTGGATACATTAAAAGCTCTGATCGCAACTCTTCCATCCCATTCTTTAGAAAAACGCGCTTATTAAAGAAATAAGGTTCCATTGTCTCTAATCGAACAGATTTCATTGTGCGAGGATTAATCTTCTTCTCAAGACCTACAATATATCTTTCTTGATTTCGAAGGTAATCTCGAAGCATTTCCTGATAACCGACACTTTCTATATGTGTTCGCTTAGGATTATACTTCTTATGCTGAGTTAATATTGCCTCTGCTAAGGCCATTGGCTTGGCATGTCTTCGGTAATATGGAAGTACATATCTATTGTTATCCGCATCTACTGCAATTGAAACTATTGTGGAATAGTCCGCAGTTTGTTTTGTTGAGGAAGCTGGGTCAACACCCATAAATACATATACGGGAACCCTCTTTGGTTTTTTGTATTTGACGCCATTTACCTCTTTAATGTTAAGAATGTGGTATTCTTCGTCACCTTGCTCTAATTCTCCATCCCACCATTGAATATACTCTTCTTTAAATAATTGATCCTCATCTCCTACAACCTCACATTGATATTCTCTATAAAAAACTGACAATCGGTTGATTGACTCAAGTTCCTCTTTCTTCTGATTTAAAGCTTTCACGCTCCATTGCTCAGGCCATAAGGCTTTTCTACCCTCATCCATTAACGCTTGATACTTAAAGGTCTTCCAGCCTTTCATAGAAGCAAGTGTCTCTATCATACAGGTTTCATGCTGCGGTGTACCAATCACAACTATTCTTCCACGCTTTGCGTCAAGAGAAGGTTCGCAACCTTGTAATAACCATCTGAGGTTATATTCCATTGCTTCCTTTGTTTTCGTATTATTCTCATCTTCAGGGTCATCTAATATAAAAAGAGTTGGTCGTTGGTTTCCATGCTTTAAACCACGAACCTGTTGTCCCGTACCCTTACATACAATAATCGTATTATCTTTTAGTACAACACGATCCTTTGTCCATACCTTTGCTGAGTGTTGTCCATAGTATCCAAAAATAGAACGAAGCTCCAAAGAATAATCAAGTACGTCCTTTATTGACTGAAGTAAGTCAATAGCGTGTCCCTGGGTCTTACTACATAGAACAATAAATTTAGGTCCATCATCAAAAAATATATGATGAATAGGAAATACACAAGCTGCTATAGAACTCTTAGCGTGACCGCGAGGCGCTATAATGTTTAGTTTTTTTACTTCTTGATTTAAAAAAGACTTTGCCATGGTTGCGTGGAACGGAGGAGATGGTACCGTAAACATATTTGGCATAGTGATCTTACCAAATTGCAACATATCTTTCGACATTGCCTTTACTATCTTATTGCGAACTTGTTTAGCTTTTGCCATATACTCTCTTTTTAGGCAATAACACCCATTTATCCATATTAGACTTAACAGATACCTTTTTGTTTATATTTGCATACAAGGTTGCTATGTTAATATGTACTATTGGATGAGTCTTTCTCATTTTTTCAGCTTAGGTGTAACATCATCCGCAGGATCTAATGCCATTGCATCTTGAATTCGCTCCAATGAACTCAATTCTGTATCAAAAGTGTCTTTTCCCTCGTTTTTAGCATCCATCTTTAAAATTTTTACAAAATTTTCTGCTGCCCTAAGCATATTGGAGGCATCATTCTTCTCTTTTGCGACCATATGCGCATCGCTGATCATATCAACGACTGTTCCTTCGTCAATTCCTTTTTCAGTAAAGACTTCTCGTAGCTCTTTATCTATCATTTCTTTCACATACTCCTTCTTTAGTAGTGCCCGTGCTTTAATCTCATGATTCTTCTTATCTCCGAATACTTTCCCCAGTATTGTATAATCGATAGTCCCATTTAGTAGTTGAGAAACATAAACTTTAACAAAATCTTTATACTTTTTCTTACCTTTATAAGTTTCCCAGGGTTGTTTTGGAGATGTCATCGTATAACTCTCCGAATCCCTGCGAGGTTCGTACTCACAACTACCATACTTAGTAGATGGAGTATACCAAAACTGTCCAAATGAGAAGACTATGTTGTCTTTCTCCTTATATTGTCGTTTATCTGTGCATTCTCCGACCCATCCGTCGTCTGTGAGTCCCCATTGCCCTGGTTCCACGGAACGCCAATCGACGAACTGTATGTCCCGCTCTGCGGCTTCTTCTCTTCTGTAGACTCTGTACTCTCGTTCGATGTATTCTCTTCGCTCACCTTTTCTTAACCTTCCGTTTTTTAGGTGTTTTCTTCTTATTATATCCACTACTGGACTTCTTCGTAGTCTTTCGGTACTTCATACGGCTTTTCTATCTTATCTAAATCGTTATAAAATGAGTTATCATCATAATCACCATCATTGGCAACTACGTCCATTGAAAAATAATTGAGAGGTGGAGCCAGCTCAGAGGTCTTGGCTGGCTCCGTTTGAGGTTCATGTAGAATGGGCTTTCTACTGAGGAAATTCTTTAGTACTCTAAACAAGACTATTAGTACTAGGTCTTAAATGCCCTAGCATTTAAGACTACTTATGCAATAAGTACTTAGTACTATAAGAGTATTAGTACTATTAGTCACTCATCACCTTGTTTCGAGTAAATATTGTTAATTTTTAATAATGGGTCTTTAAGCCTTTTTGGAGACTGTACCCACTTTCTATATGCTTTTAATGTGTTCATCAATTTACGCCTTGCGTTACTGGATCGCTTCCTCCGATGATGTTTACTTACTGCCATATTGAATCATTACAACCATAAAATATAACAAGGTATTTAAAGCTATCGCTATCGAGGCTATCCATGCTGGTGCAATGAAGCTACGATACCTATCACGGGCTTTAACGTAGATCGGCTCGACATTGTTCCAACTGACCGTTCTCTCCGATTTAACATTTGAAGCCATAATCTCAAGTTAAACTTTAAATAGGGTATTTTCAAAATAGAATTTCTAAAATTTTATCTAGAATGTGCGTACATGATATATACCTATCCTACCCCCGTCAGTACACCTTGTGTACCCACCTTTTTCCGTTGAAAATTGGTGTTGCGTAACACTATAAGGTTGGGAGGTCTATGCCCTGACGGCAGTAGCCCCTGTATATCTATGTATTTACCAATTAACAAACAGAAAGGACTAATTGAAATGAATACTATATATAAAATCACTCGTATAATCTTTGGTGAGTTGAAATCATTCAAGTTAACAGTTAAAGAATTGACTGTGGACGTACTGAAGGATAGTTCAACATTCTCATTAACAGCCTTTGTTAGTGATGATAAATCTGAACGCGATAGATTAGTAAAGCAGATGACAGAGCTCCGTGATATCGTGGGTTGGAAATCTGATGTTACTTACAAACCATTTGATTCAGAAACTTATGGCAAAGGTTATGCTATCAACGTTATGAAAGAGTTTGTCGAGCCTAAGGCAACAGAGGATGATATGAATTCCTTTATTGCATCTGTGAAGGGCTCAACTCAAGCATAGTATTGATACGATGTGGAGTGAAAGAATGATGTCAGCAATGGCATTATTCTTTCTGTTGGTAAAACCTGGCGTCTAAAAGCGCAAGATCTTTTTATATATAATTAATCACTTATACAATAGAGTGACTAAGCTTAACTATAAGCACCTAAAGAGGGATAATGGACACGAACCTACGAATGTAATGATAATATGTAGGTACCTCAAATCTTTTTATTAACAAACACGGGAGGCAATATGCCTATAAAAAGTGAAAGAGAGCTATATGGATTAAATGAATATGGCTTTAATGATGATAATTCTGTCATTATTTGTGACCTTGATGGTACATTAGCAATTAACAATCATGGCAGAGATTACTTTGATGCAACGGACTGTGATAAAGATGCAGTAAACTTAGCTGTATTAACTGTTTTACGCTGGGCTTTAAATGATGACAGACATGTTATCTTTGTATCTGGTCGTGAAGAAAGATTTAGAGAACCAACCTTAAGGTTCTTAGAGAGATATCTTTTACAGGACTGTTTATTGCTTATGCGTAAAAACAAAGATAATAGACCTGATCATATTATTAAGCAGGAAATCTATGAAGAGCATATTATGGATGAATATGATGTACTATTTGTTTTAGACGATAGAAACTCTGACAAATGTCCAGTAGTTGATATGTGGAGAAAACAGGGTTTAAGATGCTTTCAAGTAGCAGAAGGTAACTTCTAATGAAAAACAGAAGATATATCTATGATGCTATGATATTTATAGTATTCAATACTATTAAATACACAATAATAACAGTAGGGATAGCAACTTGTATATGGTTGCTATTCTCTAATGTTTAGACAGACAGTATACTATCCAAGATGGAAACAACGCGAATGGAAGAAATGGATAGAATCTAAATATGGTAAAGATTCAGATTTATATCGGAACTTTACTATTAAAAGAAGTATAGCTGTCTACTGTAACAATGCACAAAAAGCATTGGGACTGGAGTATAATGGGAAGCCATAAAAAACAGTTGATTGAAGAGGAAGAGATGGGCATTTTTCGTGAAGAAGAAGGTCCACCTTCCTCTGATTCAACAAATGAATCAGATATAGAGCGTAGCATTCCACATTTAGGTGAGCCTGAATGGGATAGGTCTAAAGACTATGCTTTTAATAATGGGTTAAATATTGATGATCAGAAATAATCATTGTATATATAGAACCCGTGAAACTCTCTATCTCTGATTATTTCTTTGTAGCATTGTTGAGACATCTTAATTGAGTGTCGATTACTGGATATTATCTATTAACAGGACAATGTGAAATGCAGATAAGTTAACATGTTGTAAAATCAATTACTTGCTTATCTGCCAGATTTATATATAATTAAGTACACCGAGTGAATTAGAGCTTGCGTAATAATGTCTTTATGTAACGCGACATTGCTTTAATAAAATATGTTGATCCCTATCTATAAACGCACACGGTTGACAGGTCAATGACCTCAGGGACTAATACTTAATTAACTTGAACCTCTAAAGCCCTAATGAAAAGCAAACAGATATAGTGGAAACTATTCATTAGGGTCTCGGAGAGAACCGAGCTGTCCACAGATTCGCGGTCTAAGGTTGACATTGTCGTAAAACATCAATCTCAGAGGTTCAATTATTTATTAGCGCTCAGTTGTTCTGCAGAACTTGCGGACAGCGAATAAACGCCTACGCTGAGCGCTATTTGTATTATTAGACGTAACACAATTTATTTCCTGTTTTAAATGATGAATGGTTTGAAATTACTTCATCAGCGTCTATGAGACTTAAGATGTATTAAAATGCTATTTATAGAGGGAAAATAGCAAATTATAATAGAAATTTATTTCCACTTTTAAATTTGTTTAACTAACACGGGAGGTAGACTATGATAAAGTCACCTAAACAATCTGTTAAATCAGATAATGAAAAAGCTCTAGTTCGTTATATAGATCAGCGTGGCGTGGTTCAATCCGTCAATGTGACTATGCGAACCGATGAAAGAGCTATGATCGTTGCAACATGCAACAAAATCAATGCTAAGAAAGGTCGTTTATAATGGCTGATCTTACAAAATTTATGGTAGTTCGTAAATTACCTAATTTAATTCAGTTGGTTGGTGAGTATGAAAGTATTCACCAGGCCAAATTCATAATGCAAAAAGCCAAGGTTCACGCTGAAAAACATAATGGAACTATTGGTGAGTATGTAATTCAACCCATAACTAGAACTAATTAAGGAGTACTCTAATGATAAAAGTCATAAAAGTTCTAGATGGCTCAGGCCATGAATTCGTTGATGTTGCACAAGGGACTAGTGTTGCTAGTTTCGCATCATCTCAAGGTATTAGCAATTATACTGCTAAAGTGGGACAGAGAGATGCAACTGACGATATGGTTTTGCAAGATAACGATGTTGTAACATTCGTTACTCGCAGAAAAACTGGTGGATATACTAGATAACCACCTCGGTAGCACGGAGGGCTCCGCAAGGAGCCCGAAGTGCAATAAAAGTCTTGAAGAAAGGAGTAAAAATGGGAGTTAATTACTTACATAATTTTACTAGCGTTTTAGATAGCGCATTGCAAAAATATAATGGTATAGCTCAAGCTATTGAGTTAGAAAATCCTGATGAGTTTCACAAAGAAGAAGCTTATAAAGATAAAGTTGTTGAGTTCCGTAAAAACTTAAGAACAAAAAGATTAGTTACTATCACAGAGATTATGAATGTAATTAATGATTTTGTTTCTGAAGATACATTAACGCTTTATAGTATTGAGAAAGCCTTCAATTTTGTTAAACAATATGAAGGTAGTGAGAAATCCATTAAATCAATAATGAATAAATTTGATAAAACCCTTAGATCTAGTATTAATAAAGAAATATTAGATCAATTCAATATTGAAGCAACTGTTCGAAGATCAAGTGAATATGGAAAAGAAAATGCCAAATCTTATAGGTTGCAAAACAAAACAAAAGGTGATGAAGTTACTACGACAAGAAATTGGTATAATAAGTCAACAAAAGCACCTCAATGGAATGTTGATCTAAAGATACCAATTCCTGACATTAGAGTTACGGGTGAAAGCGATGGAGAAGAAATTGATGTTAGAGTTCCGTACAAAATCACAGAAAGCAATCATAGTGATGATTATGTCTGGCTAGATATAAGAATATGCTATGAATTTGATTCTTTTACAGAGTTCTTTATTACCTCAATTGAAAAATTAGATGACTACAGTAAAGATATAAATCTTTTTATAAAAGATTTAATGAGCGCTAATGACCGAAGAATTAGTTATCGAAATAATGCTCGAAAATTTCTTAGAGGAGCAAGTCTTCATCCTTATTTTGATGGTACAAATTGGTGTGAAGGTGAGCTAGGAACAGAACTTGAGCGAGCATTTGCCTCAATGAATATCACAGATATCGCATTGTCTACACATCGGTGGTTAACATCATATGATTTTAATCGCACTAATCCTCATAGATATATTTATCAATTCTATAATTGGTTACCATCTAGTGCAGGAACAGGTGTAGAGCTTATGCGTCATGGTGAAAACCAGGCTGAACAATGTTGGAGTGAACATCAATCTAAGGTTATTTGTGAGAACAGAGATTGTGCATTTATTAATACATGTATCAAGTATAATGATAATACAATCGAAGAGCCTGAAATACAATACAATCTAGACTCTTCTGTTGATACCGTTAGAACTGAATATGTATCTGAATTAGCAACTATATATTCTTTAGGCGAAGCTGATTATGATCACTTGACAGAAGAAGTAGGTTTGCATTTAGCTAACTCGGGATATTTGGAAAATAGAGACAATATGAGCAATGATGAAATATTAGGAAGATCAGCAACTTTATGGAATGATAGTACAAATATACCTTTTGTTCAATCTTTACCTCATGAATTGTTAGCATATCTTCTTAAATATAGAGATGATCTTCTTTCAGATAGATCTGTTCAACCTAATCAAGAACCTCATCCAATTAATGGAGTAGCATTATAATGGAACATAATACAATACATATCGAAGACACAGCCTGGAATAAAATTCTAGGCTATGCAAGAAAAACCTACGAATTACTAAATACAGAAATCGGAGGTATGGCAGTAGCAATTAAAGACGATGAAGATCGTTGGGTTATTCAGGATCCTGCAATAATGAAACAAGAAGTTACTTCAACTGTTTGTCATTTAGAAAAACAAGCATTAGCAGATTGGTATGCTGAGGTAACAGAAAAATACAAAGCAGAAGTTACTGAAGATAAACTAATGTATTGCTGGTGGCATTCTCACCATAACATGACAGCGACAATGAGCGCTACTGATTGGGGAACTATAGGTGATACTAAAACTGGTCTTTCTTTAGTTGTTAATAACAAAGGAGAATATCAGTTAATATTATCTATTAATAAACCAACACCACTTCAAATTGAATGTGATTTAGAAAATATCAGTCAAGTTGAAGAAATTAGTGGCATGGAAGATGAGATAAAAGCTTGTGTTGTTAAAGAAAAGGCAACAAGCTATTACAATGGATGGGGTAAGAAGCCATTCAAATCTCTTCGTGATACTATATCTGACTCTAAAGACACTCCAACAAATCAACTTACTCTCTATAATAACGATCTATACGATAATATTTTAGATGAAGAAGGTTGGAATGAGAGTTTTGGTCTTAAGAAAGACGATGTTACTAAAGCTGTTGAGCTTGATGAAGAATATGATCAAAACATTGACGCTGCGCTAATTGATATTGATTATCAATTAGAAGCATTAAGCGAAGGTCATGTTACGCCACAAGAAGTTATAGATGATGTTGAGAAAATGAATAAAGTCTTTGGCAATGAATGGTTAAAAGTACCAAATCCTGAAGAAGTACAGAAAATCAAAAATGCAGAGGAGCTAATGTTATGAGAGAAGCTGTTGATATGAATACTATTAGATCTAGAAATAGTGGTATATTCAATTTAACCAGGACTCGTGTTAGCATAATTGGCTGTGGATCTATAGGTTCTTTTACTGCATCTACTTTAGCTAGAATGGGTGTAATGAGATTTTCTTTATACGATGAAGATGTTGTTGCCCCTGAGAATATTGGAGTTCAAGACTTCACTATTCACCAGCTTAATGATAATAAAGTTCATTGTGTAGAACAAAACATTAAGTCCATAAATCCACTAGCACATGTTAGATCAATTAATCGCAATGTTACAAGAGATGGAGGACGATTCCTTACAGAAGGAATTTATGCTAGTCGAACTGACGAAGATGGTCCACCTACAGATGTTTGTATAATGGCAGTAGACTCTATGGAAGCTCGTATGGATATTATACAACATCCTGCCTTTAGAACAGTATGTGAAGGATTAGATCAAAGTAATAGTACGTTTTGTGAAAACGCATATTTCTTTGATGCTAGAATGGGTAGTGAAACTTTCCAATTGTATAAATTCAAAATGCCATTTACTACTGATGACTATTTGAAAACTTGGTATTCTGATGAAGATGGTGATCCTGAACCTTGCTCAGCAAGATCAACTGCATATTGCAGTACATTTGCAGGAAGTATCATTGCATCAGAAGTCAAAAAATGTACAACTGGAGGTATGGTCGCAGAAAAGATATTATTCGGATTTCCGAGTTTATTATTGGATGCAGAAATAGACTATACCAAGTTTGCAAATGATTTGAGAAAATCACAATAACTAGACGGTAAGGTTGCATAAATCTCTTGACTCATATAGAGGTTTATGCATACCTTAATCCGTTTCGCTTTAAGTAATAATAAGTAACTGCGTTAGAGGAAATACGCAAGAGAGGAAATAGTTAAAGAATGGCTTTAAGTAAAGAAAAAAGAGGAATCAAAGAGGTCAATCCAAGAACTTTATTATTGTATGGTCCGCCCAAAGTTGGGAAAACTACAATACTATCTAAACTTAATAACTGTCTTACAATTGATACAGAACAAGGTTCTCATTTGTTAGAAGGTCATTTCTTTGAAGTGAATTCAAAGGAAGAATTAATTAGCTTTTACAATGAAGCTAATGAAGGTCACGATTATAAATACTTTGCTTTAGATACTATTGATAAGCTTATCGAATGGACAGAAAAAGCAGTATGTGCAGAACATAATGTTGATAAAATACAAGACGTTGGAAACTTCGGATTGGGATGGCAATTAGTTAGGGATCGTGTAATGAATAATGTTAAAACTCTTCTAAAGCTATGTGATAATGTCATTATTGTTGGGCATAGGAAAATAGCTAGAGAAATTGAGAATACTACTCAAGTTGATCCAGAAAGTTTAGATATTTCAGGAAAGCTTAAGAACATGATAATGGCTCATTGTGATGCCATTGGGTATATGTTCAGAGATGATGAAACCGATGAGCTAATGGTTTCGTTTAAAGGTGGTTCAGCTTTAGAAGCTGGTTCACGATGTGAGCATTTAAAAGGTCAGATAATGCCTTTTGAATGGGATAGAATCTATATTAAGAAAGGAGCTAAATAATGGCTTTATCATTATCAGGTGGAGGAAACTCCGCAGAAGGTTACATGGGCAACGGAATATACGTTGATGAGGTAGAAATTAAAAAAGCTAGTGATGTTACTGAACAGGAAAAATCCAGCGGATTTTCCCGTGATGTTTCTATTAAGCTAGAAGTTCTTGTATTAAAGAACGATTGGGATAGAACAGTAACAATTGGTGGGAATTATAAAAAGGATCCTATCACAAAAGAGATTGAAGATTGGGGTGGTGCATTTAAACTAAAGGACCTGTTCGTTGCTTGTGGCATGACAGATAAAGACGTTCAAGAAGGTTTAAATTCAAATGGTATCCCATCTCCTAAACTACTTACTGGATGTATTGGTAAAAAGATCAAAACTTTAACCTATACTAATAAAAACAGTACAAGTGACAAGTTGAAATATAGCACTTGGAATAGTGTTACTTCAGCTGAAAGAGATTCAGCGAAATTTGCTGAATATTTTATGAGTCAAGTAGCTAAAGGATATCCTAAGAACTATAAGGCTCCTAATTCAGAAGCACAACCTGTTAAAGAATCGGTTGCTAAAGCAATGTCTTCAGTTTCAACTGAAGCGTTGTAATGAAACTCACAATAGAAGACTCTCTAACTTCATACCTGCGTTATCGTTTATCGCTTAACGCAGGTTACATAAGTAGCCACGAAATGGAATCGGCAAGAGATTGGATCAAAGCTAAATATGACAAGCAGCATACTGTTGATTCTATAAGTAGAGCATGGAGACTTCTAAGGGAAAAGGGCATTGTGAAAGTACGCGAGGAAAAGATACCTGGCAGAAAACAAATGACTTGGAAAATCTTAGAAGTTAGAGGAAATCATAAACTAGTACTAAGTTAGGTAAAATATGTTTGAAACCAAAAGGTACATAGAAGTTGCCGTTGGCTCTACTGTGAACAGGAATCAAGCAATACCATTAGATAGTCTAAAAGAATATTTAAATGGCGATGAATTGTATAGATCTTACTATACATTTAATTCAGACTTTCCAAAGCATCTCGAAACATTCAAAACTGTTAAATCCTTTAAAGGTAAATGCTATCTAGATAGAATTATCTTAGATATTGATAAAGGTGGCAACACAGATGAATATGTTCTAGAAAGAACAAGAGAATGCATTAGAAATATGCTAGATGGCCTAGAGATACCAGAAGATTGGATTCAACCCTGGTTTTCTGGTACAGGTTATCATATTCATTTACCAAATATCTTTGGTTTTGAACCATCTAAAAACCTACCGCAAATAGTTAAAGAAACATTAACTAGATATTTTCCAGAAGCAGATCCAAGTATCTATGACAGAACAAGAATAATCCGTGTTGGCTATACTAAAAATAGCAAAACTGGATTATATAAAACTCCCTTTACTGTAAGGGAGATAATGACATTGAACTGGAAGGAAATTCACAAAGAAGCTGAAAATCCTTTTAGAGACATAGAACAAAAAGATGTAGAAATTACAAAGATGTTTGATCCTGTAATTCCTACTCGTTCTAATGACCAAGATGTTGGATCTCAAGGAACAAGGCAAGTTGAAGTTAGTTCAATAGCGCCTTGTGTTCAGAAAATGTATAACGAAGGACCGAAAGTAGGAAGACGCCATATTACTCTTTTAAGAATGATTTCTTATTATAGAAGACATGGTATTCCTCAAGAAGCTGTTACCTCTATTGTATCTGGTTGGGCTCCAAACATGGATCTCAAAGAAAGAGAAAATATGGTAGCTTCTTCTTATGCTGGTTCATATCGTTATGGTTGTCATGATAAAATAATGGACGAATATTGTGATCCTAAATGCATTTACTATCCAAGTAAAGCAAAAGGTAATGACCCAATGGTTGCAGTTTTATCTGCAGAAGATATGGAGAAAAGATACGTTGAGCGTATCCGAAACAATCTCCATGAACATGGGTTTAACTTAAAGGATCTGTATCCATCTATTGGATCAGACTATTGGTTTCTACCTAATGAATTATCCATTTTAATGGGAGATACTGGATTAGGAAAAACAGGTCTTATGCAAAATATTGTATTAAGAGCTAAGCTAAAAACATTATGGTTATCTTTAGAGTTTGACGATTATTTAATGTATAGAAGATTCTTACAAATAGATAAGTCTAAAACCTCTCAAGAAGTTGATGAACACTATATGCACAATAGCAATTCCTGGAGTAAAGACATTGATTATATTCAATGTCTTACAGTACCACCTACAATTGAAGGGGTAAAACATTTAGTAGCAGAAACAATGCCTAAGATTCTTGTCATTGATACTATTGATGGTCTTGGATCTACTCAATATATCTCAGATAGTATGGTTAAAACAGACCATATCATTCAAGGATTGAGACAAATAGTATCCGCGCAAGATATTATTATAATAGGAGTTTCTCATATTACTAAATCTGGTAGTAGAGATGGTAGACTTGACGTTCACGCTGCAAAGCATTCGTCTTCAATAGCACAAAAAGCTGATAAAGTAATGGCTATTGAAGGGGATAGAGATTCGCAGCTTAGAGTTTTTAGATCTCTTAAATCAAGAGACGCTAATAACTTTGAAACAACACTGGAGTATAATCCTTTATACTTTCAGTTTAATGAAATACAGGGCGAGCTCGCGAGCCAATAGCGAGCGGAGCGAGCGAGCCCGAAAGAAGGAGCAAGTAATGGAAACATTACCTGATAAAAAAGAAGATAGATTAACATCCTATCAATTGCTCGAAGAATACTTTGATGCTCATCTAGATATGCAAATGGAAGATGACGAAGATAAGAAAGCAGAATTAGAAGATAAAGTCGAGGACATAACAGGTACAATAATGGAGAAAGTTGAAAACATTGAACATGTTATGGTCAAAAAAGATCTGATGAAAGAGCAATTAAAAAGTCAAATCAAAGTATATCAAGATGTTTTAACTAGTTTAAAAAGAAAATTAGCAGCCACAGATAACGGCTGGAAACGTCTTGAAGAGCTAATAATTATGCTTGTTGATAATGTCGGAAAAGGATCCGAAGGTAAAACAACAATTGAGAAGAATGGATTTAAGTATACTTCTTATGAAGCACCTGGTCCATTAGAAATTCCAGATGAAACAGAGGTTCCTCAGGAATATACACGAATAAAAGTAGAGGTCGATAAGGCCCGTTTAAGAAAGGATATTTTAGCAAACGGTGATACCGATTATGCTAAGATCCCGAAAGTAAAGAGGTTAAAAATATCATAATGCAATTCTTCAATTTAACTAAATACACAAAAGGAGATATAACAGGAATACGATTTGTATTCCTGTGGTTATTCTCAGTAACTTTAACCCACAATAGTAATAATGGTTCTCATTTGAATATTGGTGTTGGAATAACACCATTTGAGATATCAACTCAGTTAAGTATTTGGAGTGTAAATGGATAAAGTTAGCTATGATTTTGAAGAAACAGAAATTATTAAGATTGCCTTAATGGACTATCTTGTAAATTTAAAAATAAATAATGGCAAAACATCTAGGATACAAAAATTGCAACAAATTATAGATAAGATGCCAGAAAGAGAAATTGACAGAGTGTATAATGGCAAATAAATCTAAAAGAAAAGGAACAAGATTCGAAAATGAAATTGTTCAAATCCTTAATGAAAATGGTATTAAGGCTAAGCGTGCTTGGGGTAGCAATGGTAAATCATTGGGTCTTGAAGAAGACGTTGACATCCTCGTGGAGAAATTTGGATATCTTGAAAACTTTAAGATCCAAGCTAAAAGACGTGCTGCATTACCTGCGTATTTAAAGCTTGGTAACTGTGATGCTGTAGTTATTAGAGAGGATAGAGAGGTTCCAATGGTTTTAATGCCATTTATGGACCTGATAGGCATTTTATCGAAGGATTAGGGAGCTAAGGTAAATACATAGCAGATAGCCCTTCTGTTAACCGATGCCTTTATAGGCATAGCTCCCTAAAAATAATTACGACCTTAAACAGGTAATGTGGGAGGTCGTGATAAAAGCGTCGTTCTCTTATGAAGAGGGTGGCAATGAAAAAGTGATAATGAGGCTCTGGGTTGGCGTTCGGAGCCTCATTTAAACGAAAGATAAAATGGAACTAAATGAAAATACTCGAACTACGATAACAGTTGAATTTCCATTAGAAGACCAAATGGTTGAGTTAGACACTCAACATTTGTTTGAAATCGTAAGACAGCAAATAGCATTGTCTATGAATGTAAATCCAGAAGATGTCTGGATTAAATCTGTAAGTGCTATTACTAATTATGATATGGGAAAAGAGATCACGGGGCAAGCTTGAAAATAAAAGTATTAGCAAGAAAGGAATGTGCTAATTTTTTTGAAGGAAATTGTCTTATTGCTAGAAAGAAATGCTGGGTTTCAGAAGAGAGATGCGCATATTTTGAACAGGCAGTGATTCCAGGTGTTAATCGGGAAGATCACCCAGATTATAGACAGTATAAATCTGCTATTCAGCGATATAGAGATACAATCCAATTTGCTGGAAAAGGCAGCGATAAAGACAGTTTATAATAAAAAGAGACATATTCGAATAGATAGTTGAATATTTCACTTAACCTTGAAATAAGGGCAAATAGAAAGGAATAAAGGCTATTCTGTGAAGAATCCGTACGATTGGAAGGTCATTAAGAAAGGTTTTCCATACAAAGGGATAGATGATCCTAAATATATAAAAGACCGAGATGCACTATTTAAAGAAAATGGTAATGGTTGGTGGTGGTATCAAGGTACAACTCTATGGAAGGAGTGGTATGACCAAAACAGAAGAAAAAAGAGAAATGAAAAAAGAGCTAGAAGAGTTTGAAGTAAGAGCGGGACAAGTATTAGATGAGTATAGTGGTGAAAACTTAGGAATAACTCAGATTAACTATCTTGTTAAAATTCTCATTTTCTGTAAGAAAATGGATAATAGCTATAAAATGCCTATGCCATCAAAGGATTTATGTAAAGAATGGGATATAAATGATTGGTGTGATTACTTGGATGCAACTTGGGCAGATAGGAGGTTGCCAATATGAGGAGTTTATCAGAAATATTAGTTGAAGAATTAGAAGAGAAGATTGATAACGCTAAAGAGATCCTGTTTCAAACAGATTTCATATTAGAAAGATCAATGGAAGACAATATAAGCATGCTTAGGGATGCTTTATGTGACCATGAAGATATTAATTATCAATCAAATGAACCTGAAAACAATATAACGCAAGGTGCTTGGTGTAAAGAATGTAACAAAGAAATGGAGTGGGAGGACAATTAGTGAGTCCATTCCCGATGCCGTTACCTATACATTGCATAGATTGCGATAAACCAGTAGCAGGAGGGGCACGACAGTGCCCCGACTGCAAGAATAAGGAGAAAGAAATGAAAATTAGTATGGCAGATGCTACTGAAATAAAAATTGATGAAGATGAAATTGTTGCTCTAATGGAAAAAGACTATCCAATAACAACAGAAGCCTTTAAGGAGATACAAAGAGAGCAATATGTACTCTTTTGTCATAAGCAGCATGATTATGGTCCTAAGAATATATCTGTTGGTACAGATTTAAGAACTATAAATGAAGTTAGGGTCGCCTTAACTGGATTATGGTTTAGAATGAACGATAAAATCCAAAGAGCAAAAAATATGTTATTAGGCGAAAGGAAGACAGCCGTTAATGAACCATTAGAAGATGCTTTTTTAGATCTATCTAATTATGGTATCATGGCAACTATAGTAAAAAAGGGCAAATGGGGTAAATAATGCCAAACAAAAGGGCAAAGCAAAGAAAAAGGGCTAGAATATTATTGAATATAAAGCTGAAAAGAGAAGGAAGAACGCCAGCTCAAATAGCAAGAAAAAAAAGAAAAGCTGGCAAAGTCGGAATAGGGACTTAAAAGAACCCAGGCGCATAAGCGGGCGCTTTTTTATCTTTTAAGACATCATCTTTCATTCTGTTTATCTTATGTAACGGTATTCCTGTCATAAACTCAGTAGCTAAAGCTGGGCTTTGTACACCGTTATATATATCTCTGCCCAATAAGCCGAATGGGAAGTAACTAAGAAGAGTATAATTAGCAAATCTTTCCCAATTCCCAGTAAAAATATTACCGAGAATAGCTTCAGGTCCTCTTAAAAAAGATGGCATAACTTCATGTAAAGGAGCAATTGCTCTTGGAAGGGCACCATAGAAAGCTCTTTCTCTTTGCTGGTCACTTCCAAACAACCAATCAGAGGTGTCTTGGAAATAAGAGTATGGAGCTGGTAATGAATAGTCGAACATTGTATATGGAAGTAATTTAGCCATTCCAATTATAAATAGATCAGCTATAGCCATTCTTTGCAATCTTTCAAACTCTGTAGATCCAGGTCTAAATCCTCTATATTTAGCTTCTTTGTAAACATCTTTTCTAAATTTAACTGAATTCCAAGCCCAAAGTTTAAATCTTGAGTATATTTTACCAGCAGAAGTTCTTGCAAAAGAAGGTCTGAAAGGAGCGCTATATAAAAACTGACTAGCTTTAACAGCTTTTTTAGCTTGTTGTATTAAATAAGGGTCGTTTAATGAATATTCTACAGGACTCATGCTATCTCTAATAGCAAGATACCCAGCTTTGAATGTGTTTGTTCTTAATAGAAGCTCAGAAGATTGCATAAACCAAGCAGCTTTTTCCATAGCAACGGATCCAATGGAATATTTTCTGACAAGATCAGTAAATTTAGTATCATAGAAATCCTTCTTTTGGTCTCTTTTTGTATCACGAATCTTTTCAATAGCCAGTTTTCCTAGGTCTTTTGAAAACGCTTCCCAATTTGGATCTCTTTTCATTCCCATATAACCTAATTCATAACGTATCATTTCTGGAACAACACCAAGCTCATAAACCCAATCATTCACATCAGACATCTTTTTAAATCTTTTGTCAATTGATTGCCAAATTTCAATTTTTCTTGCATCTCTCATAGGCCTAGCTCCATTATAAACCCATGCATTTGTTCCACCGCCAAACACATTGTTAACAACAACTTTCATCCGAGCTAAAAGAGTTGCTAATTGATACTTACCTTCAGCTTGAGAATATTGCTTCATTTTACCTGAAAAAAAGTTCATATTCTCTTTAATTGGGTTTCCTTCAGCATCATACCTAACTGCAAATAATTCTTTTTGTCTGTCCCACCACTGTTCATAAGAAAGTTGCTGCCTGGGGTCAAAAAGATCCATTTGCCCATTAGTTGTAAGGCCTTGTAGCCTTTTATTGTAAAGTTCTCTTATAAAAGGACTTTCTTTAGATCTCCCAGACAATTTATCAACTAATTTATACACACTTTTTTTACTATAAAGATACTGATCGCTAGTATACCACCATGGCGTATTCTTTATTCTTAATGTTTCACTATCTAGCATTTCTTTTGAGACCGTAGAAGGTGCTCCTGAGATATCTCGAGCATATATTCTCATAAAATCAGCCCAATCTTGCGTATGCGGACCCATTGGATTCTTTTTTGTAAAGTTTCTTATATGCTTTTTAGATAATACAGCAGTTAATTCTGTCCCAATGGCTTGCTGGATCGAACCCGTATAATTACCTAAAGATGACAAATGCCTCATATATCCATCGACATTTAAATCTCTACTCATCATATTACCAGGCCTATTACCTGCTCCTAAAGCAGAAAGATGTTTTATCCCTCTGTCTCCAGCAAGATTTCTAAGTAATAAGGAATCTCTAGCATGGTCAGCAATACCAGCATCATCTTTTTTAGAATCTTCTACAAGTCTAGTCATTCTATCTATTATTTGATCATGAGCCTTAGCTCTTTCTTCTGGAGAGTTTTTAGTTTTGTTTATTTGGTCAGCATATCCTAATAATTCTTTCTTTAGAATAGGTAAATCCCAGCCAGAGTGTGGCATATAGTTTTCTCTAAACCCAATAGGCTGAAATCCAGTCCAAGGATCATGGATTCTTTTTTGTCTAATATAAACAGGCATTGATATTTTTCTTTCAGCCAAGGCTAAGTCATGTAAAAATTGACTATATTTTTCACCTTCCTGAACATTATCCACTCTTCCTTTTTTCCACGGAACAAACCCTTTTCTCCCAGGAACATTTTCAAAAGAAAAGTAATTTTTAACTGGAGCTAATATATCAGAAACAACATCATTAAATACTAAATCAGGATTATCTTTATTATACTTTTTATAAGCTAAATAAGATTCTTGCATAATCTCCATAGCCCTAGATGGACCCCTTCTGCTTTTTAAAGCATTCTTATAATCTGATTCCCATTGTTTTTCCCAACCTCGGTCTAGCTTATCTGTATTAAACATGTATAATAAATTGTTTAAATACTTTTCTATATATTCTTTTGGTATTCTTCTTCCGTTTGGGTTTTTAAAATTATCAAACAATGATATTCTTTTACCCTTATCATCTTTAAACATATGTTCAATATGTTTAAAAGTATATAAATCTTTTATAGTCCTTGCGTAGTCTGCATCATATTCTGGGATATCTACCGATTTTTTAGTTTTATTATTCCAAGCCTCTTGGGAATGAAGCTTTATGTCTGTCATCCTACCAAAAAAATGAGCTTCTTCAAGAGTAATACGCCTTGTTTTCTTATTGACGAGAGCACCAGGAGAAGTAAGTGGTTCTATAATATCAGTAACTAAGCGCTCTATCGGTATTTCAGTAACATCAATCTTTCCATCTTTTGTTTGTATCGATTTCTTACCACCACCTTTTTCAATTG